TACGTGTTCAACGGTTCAGGGTACGGCTACGATTTCGGAACGTACCTCGGCGGAAGTGACAACGAGGTGGTTTATGGCTTAGGGATCGACCCGTGGGGGCGTGTCTGGATCAGCGGCCAGACATTCTCTTACAACTGGCCTGTGACTGCCGACGCCTTTCAATCCACCCGCCCCGGAAGCTATGCCGGCTTTTTGTCGCGTATCGATTACTACGGATGGTACAGCTACGGCTTTGGAAGCTATTTCCCGGAAGGTGACCCAGTGGGTTACCAGGCCAGCAGGCTGGCGATCGCTCCGGATGGCACAATCTACGTGACCGGCGACCGATACGGTTACAACCGTGGCATGTGGCTTACCAAGGTGTCTCCGTAACGGGCGGTTGAGACGGGCTCCTGGCGGTGCCAGCAGGTTCGTGTCCTTAATCTTCGGGAGAGGACTTCACCTAATGCAACGCAAGTTATTCCAGGGCAGACGACTTCAACGCTTGTACTGCGGTCTTGCCGCGGTAGTACTGATCACTTGTCTGCCGTATCCTGCCACTGCGCAGAGAGGAACCGGCGTGGATGTCTTTGGGGGTTACTCTTACCTGCGGACCGATAGCACGGGGTCGGCCACAACGGTCGGAGTGGATGCCGCGAACCTCCAGGGATGGGAAATCTCTGCCAGAGCGGGCCTAACCCCACGCCTCGGTCTGTGGGCCAGCTTCAGCGGCCAGTACGGAAGTCCGACGGGAAATGTCGGGCGCGTAGCCGGTGCCGCCAGCGGTAGCCGTTGGTATGCCTTTGTGCTTGGTCCTTCGTACGTGGCGAAACGGAGCGACAAGATAGAATTCGCCATACACGCCGCCGGCGGAGTCGTGCGGACCACCGGCGGCACGCTACAATTGCGGGAGCCAATCGTCCAGCCGCCGCCCTTGTTCGGACCTCCTGTTCCTCCAATCACCTCTGTCAAGTTGGGTGATGATACGTCGCCGGCACTTGCGGTCGGCGGTAGCCTTGATGTGCGGCTGACGGATCGGCTGTCCTGGCGCGTTCTGCATCCAGAACTGGTGGTCACGTTCTCGCCCACCCGCCACTTCGCGCGGCTGTCAACTGGACTGGTCTTCCACTTGAGCCGCATTCGCTAAGCAGGCTGGCTTCGGTCCACACGCTCGGGCCTCCCGCCGGGCGCCCGGAAGCCTTACTTTGGAGCAGGTCCGGCAATCTACACACGCGACTCAGGTACAAACGCAAGACAAAGGCCTCAGCGAAGTAACGTGCCAAGTGTCGGGCTAGGTGTGGGAACAGAACGTGCCCACGGGCCTGCTTACGGCTCTTCTGTCCCACACTTCGGCTTCGCTCGCCATCCAGGAGATCGCGGATCCCGACGAATCACACCGCTTCGACGGGCCTGATCGCCCACCGTTCACACCTTTCGTGCAAACGCTGAAGCCTTCGGCAAACGCTCCATATCTATGGCCGATAGCAGGCTCGAACTCGTCGTTGAAGTCGACACCAACAGGGCCAATGCGTCCATCAAGAGCGTCAACGCGAGCCTGTCCAGCATGGAGGCTTCGGCGGTGAAGACCGCCCGGGTCGCGGCGCAGGGAATCGACGGAATGACCGCCGCCATGGTGAAGGGCGCAACAGCCGGCAACCTGCTCGCGGACGCCATCAAGAGCGCGCTTACCTGGGCCAAGGATTTCACCATCGGTTCGGTGATGATGGCCGCCGAGAACGCCAAAGCCGAGGCCTCGCTCAAGGCGCTGGCCAATGCCCACGGGGTGGGAGCGGCTGCTGCGGCCAGGCAGGTGGCCGCCATCGAAGAGGTCGGCTTCGAGTACACCGAAGCCGCGCACGCGGTGCAGCGGTTGATCGTTGCCGACCTGGAACTGTCGAAGGCGCAGGGTCTCGCGAAACTGGCCAAGGACGCGGCGGCGGTCCAGAACATCGCCGCCGGCGAGGCCCTCGAATCCATCGTGATGGCCATCGAGTCGGGCGCCTCGCGGGGCTTGCGCACCCTGGGGTTGTTCGTCGACTTCCAGAAAGAAGCTCAGATCGCCCAGCTTCAGCTCGGACGCGCCCTGACCGAGACCGAGGAGAAGCAGCTCCGCTATAACGCGGTCATCCGCGAAGGCGCGAAGATCCAGGGCGCCCACGCGGCGGCGTCCCAGACGGTCGAAGGACAACTGGGCGCGCTGCGCCGCGAGTTCAACAACCTCCGCGAAGACATCGGAGCCAAGTTCCAGGATGACTTCCAGACGCTGATCAGCAACCTGCGCGGCCTGGTCGGCTGGCTCCGTGAGAACACCGACCTGCTCAAGAAGTTCGGCGAGGTGGCGCTGTGGGTGTCGGGCCTCCTGGCGACTTATGCGCTGGCCGACAAGATCATGGCGCTCGCGAAGTCGATCGCCGCGCTCCAACTCGCGAGCATCAACCCCTACGCCCTGCTCGCGGTGGGCGTGGTGGGCGCGGGCTTCGCCATCTACTCGCAGTGGAAGGACACCCAGGATCAGCTTCAGGCCCGCTTCGACGAGATGCAGCGCAAGGCGCTGCGCGAGGATCTGCTGAGCGGCAGGACCAGCGTGGACGCGCTGCGCAAGCAGGGGATGACCGATGAGCAGATCCGTGCCTTACTTGGAGAGAAGCGCTGGCTGCCCGGTGAGTGGGAGCCGCCCATCTACGAGGGTCCCAAACTCCGTATCAAGTCGTCATCGGAGGCGGACCTCGAAGCGCTGAAACGGGCGGCCGAGATCCGCAAGCGCCAGTTGGAGGTGGAGCGCGAGAGCGCGCGGGCGCTCGAAGAAGCGCGTCGGCGCGGACTGACGGGTTTCGCCCGGGACGTGGCCGAGGTCCAGGAGCAGATTCGCAAGTGGACCACATTCGTCGACGAGCGCGGAAACGAGCAGCGGATCGCGCTGACCCGCGCGGCCTGGGAGAACGTCATCGGCGAACTGCGCGAGCGCCTGGCCAACTGGCAAAAGGAGGCCCAGGAGACCAACCGCAAGAACCTCGCCGAGTATCTGGCTGCGGAAGAAGAAGCCGCGCGCCGGCGGCTGGAGATCGAGTCGCATCTCTTCGCGCAACGGCTGGCCTATAACGGGGAGATCTCCAAGCGGAACCTGGATCACCTGGAGCAGATGCTGGGCATTGAGGAGGCGCGGGCAGGGATCGCGCGCGAGGCCCAACTGCGTGCGCTCGATACCACGAATGCGCACACTCTGGAGCAGAAGGTCGCCGTCGAGCAGCGCAAGGCAGCGATCGAGATCGAGTATCTCACGCGGGTCCACGAGATCCGCATGCGGCTGTTTGATCTGGAAACCTCGCGGATGGTCATTGAGGAAGAGGCGCAACTCAAGCGGCTCGGCTACCGGGCCGACGAGATCCAGGCGAGGATCGCCGAACTCACCGCTCAACGGGATGAGATCCGGCGGTTCCAGCAGGAAGCCACGGATGCCGCGATGCAGGGCGCACGCGAGACGGCGGCAATCCGCCAGGCGCAGTTGGTGCGCGATCACAACCAACGGATCTTCGATTCCTTTAAGCGCCAAGCTGAAGGCGTCTTCGACGCGCTGCTCACCAAGTCGCAGTCCATCTGGTCGGCCATCGGCAGTTCGCTCAAGACGGCCCTCCTCACCGCCATCAAGGACGTGGTCAGCTCGCGCGTTGCCGCGATGCTGATGCAGCTCTTTACTGGACAGCGAGTCTCACTGGCTGGTGGAGGCGCCTCCGGCGGGAGCACGCTCGGCAGGCTTGGCGGACTGCTCGGTATCGGCGCGGCGCCGGTCTTCGGAGGAGGCAGTGGGGGTGGTCCCATTCCCGGCGGCGCGGCCGGAGGGTGGGGCACGCCGCCCTTCATCCCTTCGAGTAGTGGCAGCGGCTGGAGCGGCCTGCTCGGCGGCAGGAAGGATTTTCTTGGCTTCGGCGGCGGCGTCCAGTACGCACCCGGTAAGGCCGTCACATGGGAAGCGGCGACCATGGGCCAGAAGCTCTCCGCGCTTGGACGGTCCAATGCCGCGCTGCTTGGTGGCGCGACGCTTGCGCTGATGGGCCTCCAGCGCGGCGGCGTCTCCGGTCTCGCCATGACCACCGCCGGTGGCGCGA